CGGCGCAGGGCGCCTACAGCAACAACAGCGGCGCGAACAACTATGTCGGCTGGATCAACGCCAGCGGCAACCGGGCCGATACCTACACGCCCGATGCCTCGAGCTTCACCGGCACGACCGGGCCTGGCGCCATCACCACTGCGACGGAGCTGGCCGAGTTCGCGGCCTGGAACAGCGCTCGCATCACTGCTGGCATCCAATTGGGCAGCAGCCTGCGGGTCGATAACTATGACTTCAACGACGACCCAGGCGGCTCGCTGACGATCAGCGGCACGGCGCAGGTCGGGCAGACGCTGACCGCTGTCACTTCTGCGCTGACGGACCCTGACGGTTTGGGCTCTTTTGCCTACCAGTGGTTCAAGGCAGGGACCGCGATCGGCGGCGCCACCAGCAGCACCTACGTCCCCGTGAGCGGGGACATCGGCTCGACGCTGACAGTGCGCGTCATATACACTGACACGTTGGGCACTATCACCAGTATCGTCAGCGCCGCGACGAGTGCAGTGATCCCGGCAGTTGGACCTTCAGGGTTCACCGTTCTGTCCAGCGGAGGCTCGAGCTACTCAGTGAGCCTCACAGCGCTGGCGTCAAACGACACCCCGTACACCGTTCCTGCGGCCGTGCTCGACAGCGCTGGCTCCAGCTACACACCGATCTAAGGAGCCATCATGGCTGCGTTTGAAGTCCTTGCCCTCGACACCGCAACCCCGCAGATCCGCGCGCCCGGGTCGGCGGACACCTACTCGATGCCGCGTGCCTTGGCGATGTCGGTCGGCGCGCTCACGACGGCGGTCTCGCCGATGAGCATCGCTGCGACGTACAACAACGCGGGGGTGACTTTCCCTGGTGCGTTGGTGATCAACGTCACGGATACGGCGAGCAACGCAGCCAGCCTGCTGATGGACTGGCAGGTTGGTGGTGCGACCCGCGCAAGTCTGCGAAAAGATGGGTATCTGGTGTTATCCCTTGGCATTGGGGCAAATAACTACTACAGCTCTAGCGGCGGAACCGCTGCTTCCATCGGGACTGTCGCAGGGGTCTCAAACGCCTGGTCTGTCGCCAATGCGCTTGGCATCGGCGCCAATGTTGCGCTGCTGCGCGATGCTGACGGCGTCCTCGCCCAGCGCAACTCTACCAACGCGCAAGCCTTCCGCGTCTACAACACCTGGACCGACGCCAGCAACGGCGAGTGGGGCGCGATGCGGTGGAACTCCAACGTGCTGGAGATTGGGGCGTATGCGAACGGGACGGGGACGGTTCGCAACGTGACCCTCGTGGCATCAACTGTTTCGATTCTGAATTCAGCGGGCACTGTTGGGGCTTTGGTTATCGGCCTCAGCGACGGAAATTCTGGCTCGGTTACCACAGGCATTGGTTACGATCATGGGGTCAGATTCGGCTCTGGTGGACCTAAAAGAGGCGGAATAGGCGCGGCCGGGGATGGTATTTTCATGATGGCCAACGGCGCGCAGACAGATTTCGGCCGCCTGCAATTTGGCGGCACAACCAGCAGCTTCCCCTCGCTGAAGCGCAGCACCACGACCCTGCAAGTCCGGCTTGCTGATGACAGCGCGTACAGCACAATTGATGCCCAACTGCGGGCTCAAGGAACATCTCCTGCAAGTGCCTCCGCTTCAGGAACTGCGGGTGATATTCGCTACGACAGCGGATTCATCTATGTCTGTACCGCCACCAACACCTGGGTCCGTGCGGCCCTTGCAACGTGGTAACAACCCCCAACTGAGAGAACCATGAGCGACCCCACCCCTACCAAACCCACGACCCTGACCCTCGAAATTCCGGCCGAACTCGGCCCGGTACTGATGCAGGTCTACGACGCAGCATCCCGCTTCGTCGCAGCGCAGCTCAACCAAGCTGGCTTGCAAGGCGCACAGGGCTCGGCGCAAGTCCTGAGCCAGATCGCGCAACTGGCGCAGATCACCCAGGCGGCACTGCCGCAAGAAGGAGCGAAGCAATGACAATCACCATCAACGAGACCCCCCGTCAGCGCCAGGCGCTGCAGAAGGCCACCGACGCCTATAACGCAGCCAACGCGAGCCAGCAGGGCTGGGTCAACTTGACTGCGGACCAGTACGCGACGCTGGTCTTCACGAACGCGCTGAACAGCTGGGGCACGCAGTACCTCAAGGCGTCGGGCGGAAGCATTGCCTTCAGCCTGACCAACGCCGAGCGCACCGCCATTGCAACGCTGGCCGGAACAAACACCGAGGTCAAGGCCCTGGTGGCCGCGGTGAAGGCCGGTGACATCGACCTGTCCGACGCCACTGTGCAGACCCGCATTGCGCTGCTGGTGAGCAACGGCGCACTGACCCAGGCCCGTGCTGACGCAGTCTTCGCTGCCTGACCCCAGGGGCGGATGGTCGCAACCCTCGGCAATACAGTGCCCACACGATGAGCGCGAGAGACCCTACCGACTTGGCTGCTTTGGCGGATGACGAACAGGCTCAGGCCGATCGTCAGGCCCGCGAAGCGAAGCAGCAGGTCGAGGACTTCAAGTGGCTCATGGCGCACAAGCAAGGCAGACGGTTTGTGTCGCGACTGCTCAACCTCACCGGGGTCTTCCGGACCTCGATGACAGGGAACAGCAGCACGTTCTTCAACGAAGGGCGACGCGACATCGGTCTTCAGCTCATGGCTGAGATCAACGACCACTGCCTGGACCAGTACGTGATGATGCTCAAGGAGCAAGCTGAGTGACAACCGAAACGCAAGCCGGGGCAAGCGACACCCAAACCGGCGGGCCGGGAGAAACCGGAGTGCCAGGCACCCCCGGTGAAGGCAAACCCAACGCCGAAGGTCAGCCGACGCAAGTCGTCAAGACCGAAGGCGATAAGGTCGAGGGCCAGACCAAGGTCGACGTCGATCAACCGATCGACGTCGAGCTGAAGCTGCCCGAGGGCATTGAGCTTGACCAGGCCAGCCTGGACAACTTCAAGGCCCTGGTGAACGACAAAGCGCTGACACCCGCGCAGCGTGCTCAGAAGGTCGTCGATCTCGCGGTCAAACGCGAAGCCGACAGGCTCGAGATGCACACCCAACGGGTAGCCGCATGGGCCGACGAGGTCAAGGCGGACAAGGATCTCGGGGGCGACAAGCTCGAAGAGACCCTCAGCGTGGCTCGCAAAGCCATCGATCTCGGGACGCCCGAGCTGAAGGAATTCCTGAACACGTCCGGGCTGGGCAACCACCCTGCGGTCGTTCGTTGGGCCTATGCCGTTGGCAAGGCCCTGAGCGAGGACCACTTCGTGCCCGGCAACGGAGGAAACCCGCCGTCAAGCGATCACGCTTCACGGCTCTACGGCAACAAAGCGTAAAGGACACGCACCATGGCAACCCTTGGCCTGAACGGCAAAGTCACCCTGATGGACATCGCTCAGTCGATGGACCCCAACGGCAAGGTCGCGAGCGTCGCGGAACTGCTCACGCAAACCAACGAGATCCTGTTGGACATGCCCTTCTTTGAAGGCAACCTTCCGACGGGTCACAAGGCCACGATCCGCACCGGCCTGCCGACGTCGATCTGGCGCTCGTTCTACCAGGGCGTGCCCCCGAGCAAGAGCCAGCGCGCTCAGATCACTGACGCCTGCGCGATGCTTGAGACCCGGTCCGAGGTCGACGAGGACGAAGCCAACCTGAACGGCAACTCGGCCGCCTTCCGCTTGAGCGAAGGCCGCGCCTTTGTCGAGTCGCTCAACCAGACGATGGTCGAGTCGATGATCTACGGCAACGCCAGCGTCAACCCCGAGCGTTTCAACGGCCTGGCCCCGCGCTACAGCTCGCTGAGCGCCGGCAACGGCGTCAACATCATCGATGCCGGCGGCACCGGGTCCGACAACACCAGCCTGTGGCTGTGCGTCTGGGGCAAGGAAACCGGCCACGGGATCTACCCCAAGGCCAGCAAGGCCGGACTGGACCACCAGGACCTGGGCGTCATCGATGCCTTCGATGGCAACAACAACCGCTTCCGCGCCTACGCTGACCTGTGGCGCTGGAAGACCGGTCTGCACATCAAGGACTGGCGCTACTTCGTCCGCGTGGCCAACATCGACGTCAGCGAGCTGATCGGTCTGACCTCGAGCCAGGCTGTCACCGCGAGCACCAGCATCATCCGCCTGATGATCCGGGCCATGGCCCGCATCCCGTTTCAGGGCATGGGCACCCCGGTGTTCTACGCCAACCGGGTGGTCAAGGAGATGCTGAGCGTGGCGGCCATGGAGAAGTCGGCCAACGTGCTGGGCATCACCGAGGCCGTCCGCCAGTTCGGCGGGGTGAACGTGGCGATGCAGGAACTGCGGTTCCTGGGCGTCCCGGTTCGCACCGTGGACCGCATCCTGACGACCGAAGCTCGCGTCGTCTAACCCCGCACCCGAGGAGCAACACACCATGATGACCGGAACCCAAACCCTCTTCTCGGGCACGATCGCCAGCGATGGCACGCGCACGGGTCAGGCGATCACCGCCACGGCGATCAGCGAAAACGTCGTCGATCTGCGACCGCAGAACGGCGCCCCGACGCTGGTCGACCAAGGCATCCTCGGCACCGACGTGTACCTGGTGCTCACTGTCGGCACGGCGTTCAACACGCTGACCACGCTGACGGTGACCCTGGAGTCGGCGACCAACGCCGCGCTGTCCAGCGGGGCGGTGGTGCACTTCACCCAGGCCTTCGCCTTGGCTGCGCTGACGGCGAACACCGTCATCGCCCGCATCCCCCTGCCGTCGGCGGACTACAAGCGCTACCTGGGCCTGCGATACACGGTGGGCGGCAGCAACCCGAGCACGGGCACGATCACTGCGACGCTGTCTCTGGACCTCGACCGCAACATCCCGTACCCGTCTGGCATCTCCTTCTCCTGAGGCTGACATGCAAGTCATCGCAAAAGCCAAAGGGTTCGATGGTGCTGTCGTCCGCGAGCCGGGCGACACCTTCGAGATGCCGGCCGACGCCAAGGGCAGCTGGTTCGAGCCGGTGGAAGCCGAGCCCGAGACCCCCAAGGCCAAAGGCAAGGCCAAGACCAAAGCCGAGGCCGACGGCGACCTGGCCTGACGCCTGACTGCCGAGCGCATGTGACCGAGGGCCCAGGGTAAAACCTGGGCCCTCTTTGCTGGAGGACCTATGCCGTCAGTTGCTGACATCTGGAACATGGCTCTGAGCCACGTCGGCGCCGACGCGAACGTCGTGTCGACGGCACCGCCGGACAGCTCCGTCGAGGCGGGGTACTGCAACCGCTTCTGGCCGATCGCCCGCAAGCTGGGGCTGGAGTCCCACCCCTGGACCTGGGCCAAAACGCGCGGAACGCTGGCGGCGGTCACCAACCCCAGTACGACCTGGGCCTACGCCTATGCCTTGCCTTCGGACTGCGTGAGGCCTCTTCGTGTGCTCCAGTCGCAGACCGTGACCGACTTCATCGGCTGGCCTTGGCTGCCCGCGCCGACGGCCGACGAGCTGCAGCTGTGGAGCGAGAGTGGCAGCGCGTTGTTCCAGGTCGAGGATGGTGTGCTCCTGGCCCACGAGCCGGACGCGGTCCTGCTCTACACCAGGGACATCACCGACACCACGAAGTACAGCACCGGTTTCACGATGTTCGTGGGCTACCTGCTCGCCAGCTACATCGGGCCGCCGATCGTCAAGGGGGTCGAAGGCATCAAGCTGGGCCGAGGCCTGCTCGAGATGGCGACGCTGATGGGCAAGCGCGCCGCCGCGGAGGACGCCAACCGGTCGTCTGAGACGTCGGAGTACGTGCCCGACGCTATCCGCCGGAGGCAGTGATGCCGAAGACCCTGTACCGGTCCTTCGCCGGCGGCGAGATCACGCCAGAGCTGCATGGCCGCCTGGATCTGCCGAAGTTCCAGACGGGCCTGCGCGAGTGCACGAACTTCTTTGTCCTGGCCCACGGCCCCGCAGTGCGCCGCCCGGGCTTCCGCTTCAAGATCGAGTCAGGCAACTCAAACTACAAGGTTCGGCTGATCCCCTTCACCTTTGCCGCAGACCAGTCTGTGATGCTGGAGTTCGGGCACCAGTATGTCCGCTTCCACACGAAGGACGGGGTGGTGCTCGAGGCCGCCCAGGCTATCGTCAGCATCGTCGGCAGCACTGTCGTCGTCACAGGGCACGGGTACTCCAACGGTGAAGATGTCTTCATCGGCAGCCGCTTCCACCGCATCACCGTTGTCGACGCCAACACCTTCACCACAGCAGACCTGTGGGGCAACGCCACGACGGCGGCAGGAACCACTGCAGCGCGGGTCTACACTCTGCCCAGCCCCTACAGTGAAAGCAACCTTCCCTCGATCACCTTTGCCCAGGACTCCGACGTCCTGACGTTGACGAGCACGATCCCCACAAGGGAGCTTCGCCGATCTGGGCCCACGTCCTGGGCCTTCTCCACGGTGAGCTTCACCCCCACCCTGGCGGCGCCAACGGGCGTCACAGCCACAGCCACGGTGGCTGTGGCCACCAACCTGACCGCGCAGAAGTACCAGGTGACCTCTGTCGCGGCAGACGGGGTGACCGAGTCGCTGCCGTCGTCAGTGGCGACGTGCAACAACAACCTGACCCTGGCCGGCAACTTCAACACGGTTACCGGCACCAACGCCACGGGCGCCACCCGCTACTACATCTACAAGCTCAGGGGCGGGATCTTCGGTTTCATCGGCCAGTGCACAGACATGACCGTTGGTGTCATCGACGACAACATCCTGGCCGACACGACGGTCTCGCCACCAGGGTCGAACATCACCTTGAACGCAGCCATAGGGGACTACCCCGCAGCTGTCACCTACTTCGAGCGCAGGCGCTGGTTCGCCGGCACAGCCAACGCTCCGCAGAACATCTGGGCCACGCGCAACGGGACCCAGTCCAACCTCACATCGTCGATCCCCTCGCGCGACGACGACGGACTGGTCTTCAAGATTGCAGCCCAGCAGCAGAACGCGATCAGGCACCTGGTGCCCCTGGCTGATCTGCTGGCTTTGACCGTTGGTGGTGAGTTCCGCATCTTCGCTGACGGCGGGCCCGCGATCAGCCCTTCGACGCTGTCGATCAAGCCCCAGGGCTTCTCCGGCGCGGCGATCGTCCAGCCCGTGCTGACCACCGGGTCCGCCATCTACATTCAGGCTCAGGGTTCTCGCGTCAAGGAGTTGGCCTATGACCCCAGCGGCACCGGCTTCTACCGGTCGACGGACCTCACGATCCTTGCGACCCACCTGGTCAACGGTTATTCCGTCACGAGTTTGACGTACGTCAAGTCTCCGGAATCACAGGTCTGGGCCGTTCGGGACCAGACTGCCGGTTTGCTCTGCATGACCTACGTCCCTGAGCAGCAGGTCTTCGGGTGGAGCAAGCACACCACGGCAAGGGATGGGGTCTTCGAGGAGGTCGCGTCGATGCCCGAAGGCAGCGAGGACTCACTGTGGGTTGTGGTCCGGAGGGTCGTCAACGGGCGCCCTGTGCGGTACATCGAAAGGATGGAGTCCCGCGCTTCGCTTTCCCAGAACGACCTCTTCTACGTCGACTGTGGGCTGACCTATTCCGGGGCCCCCACATCGACGGTCACCGGGCTCTACCACCTCGAGGGGGAGCCCGTCGTTGCGCTGGCCGACGGTGCCGTGGTAGCGTCTCAGACTGTGGTCAACGGATCAATCAGCCTCCCTTCTCCCGCCTCGGTGGTGCACGTCGGCCTGGCATACAACTCCGACCTGGTGACGCTGCCCCTGGCCTTCGAGGCGCCGGCCGGTGGCCAGGGCATCCCCAAGAACGTCAACAGGATCTTCTTGAGGGTGGTCAACTCCAGCCTGGTCAAGGCGGGGCCGACCTTCGACAAGCTCCGGTCCTACCCGGCAAGGCAGACCACAGACCCCTACGGCAGCCCTCCTGCGCTGCGGACCTTCGAGGCCGAGATCGGGCTGGACGCAACCTGGGGCACAGACGGTTCCGTCTGCGTGCGCCAGGACGCGCCCTTGCCCCTTGTTGTGGCAGCCATGGCCCTTGAGACCTCGACCGGTGGCTGAGGTCCTCGTCCGCCCATGGCGGTGGGAGGACGTCTCCATTGCAGACCGTCTGCGCGCAGCCGACCTGGCTGAGTGCCGAGCGTTGGGCTACTCCCCTCGGGAGGCTGTCGAGTTTTCGATGACCCAGTCCGCCATGGCCTGGACAGCGGTGGTTGACTGCGAGCCGGTGATGGTCTTTGGTTGTAGCCCCTGCGGCGGCCGAACCACCCGTGCAGCCTGGGTTTGGGCGTTTGGCACTACCGAGGTCGAGAAGCACCCCAGGGCGGTTGTCCGCCTGGGCCGGCAATACACTGATCTCATGCTCCAAAGATTTCAGCACCTGCTGAATTATGTGGACGCAAGGAACGAAGCATCGGTGCGATGGCTGGCCGCAATAGGCTACGCGATCAGCCCAGCACGAAGCTACGGCAAGCACGGTCTGCCTTTCCACTTCTTTGAGGTGCTCGGTGAGCGATCTTCAGGTCTACTCCGCGGAAAAGGTCAAGGCCCTGGTGGCCCAGATCCAGCAGCACCCTGAGCAGATCTTCATCCCTTCCGTCCGCCACATCTTCGGCGCAGGCATGTACCAGCGCGAGATGTTCATGCCGGCCGGCTCGCTGGTCGTTGGCAAGAAGCACCTGAGGGAGCACCTCATCACCGTCCTGGGCAAGGCTCTCATCCATTGCCCAGACGGCACCTTCCAGGTCGACGGCTACCAGACCTGGGTCTCCAAGCCTGGTGACCAGCGCTCGTTCTTCGCCCTCGAGGACAGTTGGATCACGACCACGCACACCAACGAGGACGACTGC